CGACTGGGTTTTTCCTTAAACCCCCGGTACAAAATTGCGAATTAGGGCTTTTGGGCCCGAACCACAACATCGCTCCACCTCGAAAGGTAGAGCGGTACCGACCCGGCTGGACACACAGTCCAGCAGATCCACTTTCGCACATACTTAGTGTCGTTTGTGGAATACCTACTGCGCACCAAGGGTTCTAACCTACTGGAGCCTATATCAGGATTTTCATCTTGATTATGAGGCGATACACGATTTGCATCGTGGTACCATAGGTACAGCGCACTCGTACCAAAACTTTCTATGTCAGCTGTCTTGCTGACATAAGCTTTGACTCGAGGAACACTGTTACGAACTCTGATGAGGCCTAGGTTGTAACAATTATAGACGTCTATCCAGACGCCTGAATTGGTACTTTCACAGTAAGGGACAAAGGGAAGTTTGAACTCTCGTACGGTTTGTACTAAGAGGTCTTCTAATTGTCCGTCAGGATGGGCGATACCTGCCAAACCATTAACGACATGACAAAGATCTGGCTTGCGCCAGCTCGCCATGTCGAGATGGAAAGGTGTGACATCGACTCCTTCAAACCAATTCGAGCCACACGATTCCCGGAAGGGACCCGTGATATAGCTCTTATCGGAGTTTACTGTGAAGCCTAGGAACGCCAGCATGCGAATAAGATCGCCAGATAGCTCAGATTCTATGATGATATCATCACCATAGACAGAGTAGTCCTTAGATCCTACCGCATAACAAGCCGCAGCGAAAACAAGAGTCTCAATACAGAAAGTAGCTCCGTTCCCCATAGAGGAGAACTTTGCATACTTCCCTTCACCGAAGGGAGATCTGTAATGAGTCGACCTGTGTGCTTCAAGATACTTAAGCCAAGGCTCTGGAAAAAGCCAAGCTACAGTATTATAGGCACACGTGTCGGAGGCGGCGCTGAGATCTATCGTGGCATGACTGCCAGTGATAGACGCCAACCTTGACATCTCTTGATTTCGGAACTGGTCGGAAAGATTGATGCCACGAAGGCGCAATCGATCCTTCGCAAAGCTATCGAAAGCTAGTTGGAACGGCAGTGTGCCGTCCTGTTCACAAGCGATAGTTCTGCGTGTTTTCCAGTTCTTAGGAACGGTCACAACTCGGTTAAACGGAGATGTATTGCACCTGATTACATTTTGCCCAAAATAGGCATACAACGCTTTCAGGTATGGTACACTTCCTGGCGAGCAGGGTACCGACAGCTTTAGTTTAAGCTGTGGGGCCGCTCGTTTTCTTGGCCGTGTTGCAGTAGCTCCTGAAGTCAGCCGAACTAAAGAAGGAATCTTCTCTAGAAAGGTATCAAACGAGCCTAATGTTAACTGAATCCAGCGTTCAGCTCTAGTCATCCACTCTCTCATATCAGGATCTAAACGATCAAGATGAGTATAGTAGAAGTCTAGGCGACGATTCGTTATACGGCATTGCTTCTCAGCATCCAAAAAGGATACTTGAGCGGCATGCTCACATAACTCACCGTCACTGAAAGCGGCATTCTTCTTGAAGAATGACTCAATCTGCATTAGACAACGAATGACAGAGGCATCATGACTATGCATGCCTCCTGACTTCAACGAACAAAGGGCTTTGAGGTTTCTAGACCGCACATATCCTAGGATACGTTTGGTCAACTCATCACCCAATGTGGAGCAATTGTCCCCAACATAGCGTCGACACACGTCGTACGCAAATGCGTTGGTTTCCATGCGGAATACCTCCGGGTTTCACATCTTTAAAGACGGCCCTAATGGGCCATGGCAATCCCTTTACGGGGTGAGCCAATTTTGCGACAGCAGCGAGCTCGAAAACTCGTCGCCGTTCACAATGTCTTTTAGGACCAACAACTCAGCTGCCAGAGTGGCAGAAAGAGTCGAAGGGTCAGCGTTCATAGGAACTTTGACCGTGATACCCATGGAGGTTTTCTGCGGAATCGAGGCACCATCTGCGTCGAGCATACCTTTAATTATGGTAGTGCTCTTCTCAGCGATGACTTGATTACCAACAGGGACACGCCGTTTCTCAACGACGATGTGCGGCACCAGGAACGCGTGATCAACAAGCGTGCTGGTACGAGAGTCTCCGTTATCGGAAAACTCAGTGAGGACTGTCGTCATGGCAGCCATGGATTATCTCCTTATGATAGCTTGTAACAGAAGGGCCAGAGAATCTAAGATTTTCCAGTCCTTAAGGTTAAAGCTAAGATGCGGTATTGTAGAAACGGATGCCGGCACTCTCACGACATACTCCACAGACAGGGTTGCTGCTCTTGTGTACGTGTTTATAACGTACCCAGGTTTAGCTGTTAAATCCCAACGAGACTCCTTAGTCACGTTGAGAAGATAACCCCCCGCTGCGGTATATCCAGTGTTGAGTGCAAGGAAACTGAGACTATTCAACGCAGAACCCACTCCAATGAACCAATCGACTACGAACGAGAACTTGATAAGTTCCCAACCCGTAACGATAGGATTGAATTGGAAGGGTGACAAGTCAAGATCAGCGATAACCGAGCCACGAACTGAAAGATTCCAGTTAGTGTCAATGGTTATGGTTCTATCAACGTCTGTTGAAGAACCGTAGCTGACGTCCTGATCAAAACCTGAGATGGTTAGACCAGCACGTTCCTTGACTCGCGACCGATTACCCTCTAGGTTAGCCAGAGCCTCATTAAACGACAATAAGTCGAAGATGAGGATACGCCAACCATAGCGACCTTCTAACCAAAGGTCCCAAGGGAGTCCAGCAGGCTTGCCATGTATAAGGTCGATAAATTTCTTTATCAAACCTTTAAACATGTCGACAAGCTGAGCAAACTCCGCAAGGAAGGTAAGTACGTCAAAGCGACCTTTTGAGTACGCTTTGGATGCAGCAGCATCGACAAACTTCTGATGCTCAATTTGAGCAAGAAGCGCATCGAGGTCTGCATCGGAGTAAGATAACCACGACTCGAAACCGGGCGCCTTTGGGGCGCGCCAGTCTCGATGACCAGAGGTTGGATAACCACTGGTCTGAGTGTCGTAGGTTTGTGCCGTCATGTGGCCATTTAAGGTCTTTTGCCTAAAATGGGTAAATGGCAGCAGCTCTCCACGTTTAAGTCGTTGATGAAAGTTAGGTGTGTTCATACCTTCTGTCTTCCGGTACAGGATCGAATCGTACGAAACGATCGATGAACCCTGTACAGGACTCCCGCCCGCATTTTGCGACCAGGGATAGACAGTTGAGGTATTCATACCACCATTTTCTTTCACTCTGTTGTAAATAGTCATTAGTTCATCCGAAAGGTTATGTTCGCTGACCTGAGACGGTTAGTAACAGAGACAATATCATCCCACGCTACATGGACGTCCATCGGTAAGTCGATCCGCTTAAAGGAGTCTGAAGACACCCAAAGCTTTTCTTCTAGCCGATAGAGTGAGTCCAGCACGTAGTAGACATCAGTCTCACGCACCATCAGTTTCTTCTCCCGGAAGGGATGAGAAAGATAACGGTGAATGAACTCTGTTAGGAGATCCCAAATCATTGAGTAACCCTCAACGACGCCCGCAGACGCCGGTGTACTAGAGGTCCGATATCGAAATGTAGGTTTTACCCTACACTGTCTCCCCACCTGGGG